GCTGATGTGGTGGGTAGTAGCGCGTCGTGTTCGTAGTTGCTCGGGTCGTCCAGATACGCCGGGATGAGCAGGCCGGCGGTGGCGGTGGCTAGCAGGGCTAGTCGGATCATGGGGAACCTCCGTATGTGTTGTGGGGTTCCCATCATGCCATCAGGCTGTCACACGTTGCAACTATCCGAACAAAGCCGCCCACGTTTTGGGGCCAACAATGCCGTCGACATGCTCGCCGGCGTCGCCTTGGAACTGGCGCACAGCTGCGTCAGTCATGCGGCCGAAGTCGCCGTCGACTGGGCCGACGTTGTAGCCCTTGTCAGCGAGCGCCTGCTGGATCAGTCGCACACGCGCTTTCGCGGAGCTGCCGCGCTTCGTGCTCGCCCCCGGGTAGGCCGGCGTGTCGGTGATGGGTTCCAGTTTGGGTGGGCCGTCGGTGAGCCGTTCGGCGACTGGTGTGTCCCAGCACCATGTTTGTTCGGTGACCTCAAGGTGGATGTGGTCGTTACGGCCACCGGGTGGACGGTTGATCCATCCACGTCCGGCTTGCCAGTAGCGGCGCGCCCAGTAGTCGTGGATCCGTTGAATGCCGAGAGTGTCGGCGTTGGCTTCTAGCCACGGGATGATCACAGTTTCGATCTGTTCGCGCGTTGGTGCATTTGGGTGGTCGTCGTCGCGTCGATAGGACAGGTCAAGGCCGGCGCCGAACGCGTGGGATGACCAGCGGGTGGCGCCGTGGATCTTGCGCCGGGTGTAGCAGCCCAAATACCACATGCCGTATTGGTCGGCCATGTAGTTGCGGATCTGCAGCAGGTTCGGGCTGCAGGTGTTGAACGGTGCCGCTGGTGTGCGGCCGTCGTGCCAGTTGGTGTATTTCATCCGTCGGCCTTTTTGCCGATGATCGGCTGCACGTCTTTGCCGCCCTTCGCGGCGATGCCGTTGCCGACCGCGTAACCGACGATTGTGCCGAGCATGCCGGTGCCGGCCTCGTTCGCGATTGAGTCGGCGACCATGAGCACGGCGATGACGATCATGGCGACCATCGCGATCAGGGCTTTCGGTGGGTTCGTAAGGTTCATGAGTTCTCCACTATTGAAATGATGGCCCCCACCGCGATCGCGGCGAGGATGATGACCATGACGATCATGCCGGCTGTTCGGGTGTTGGCGGTGTTTGTGCCATTGCTGCGAGATCAGCTAGTTCTTCGGCGGTTAGCGGTCGGCGTGTCACCTCGCCGGTGATCGCGTTGACTTCAACGGCTTCTAAAATCTCGTCTTCGTCTGATGTGTCACTCATGTTTGCGAATATCCGTAAATTCTGACAATTCCCCCGCTGAAACTGCTCGCGTTCAAGAAGAAAGTGATGCCGGTGTATTGAGTAATCGTGTCTGCCAAACCTAGCGACGACCGCAGGTTTACGCCGATTGAGCTGTTGTAGCCGACAACGGAACCCTGCATGGTCGTCAACGCTGCCAGGTTTGGGTTGCAGACGTCCCAAGATGCAGCGTTGCGGCTTGCTGGAGCAACGTGCGAGATGAAACTGAGCTGTATGGCGTTTTGTGCCGATGCGCCTCCGTTGAACGCCGTGGCGCCATAGTGTCCGTATTGCGAATATGCGTAGACGGTGCCGGTGTCGTCTGACGCTGTGCGGAAACGTGCGCTGAATGTGCGCGTAGAACTGCTCGTAGTTCCTAAATTAGAAATTTCGATGCGGTAGTTGTCGAAGTCTGAACTGAAAACGTCGCTGATGCTGTAGGTAGTTCCTGACATAGTGCCCTCAAAGATGCGCCACAGACCGCCTGTGTTGAGATCGGCAGCGGTGAGAACGTCGCCAGAGGTGTACGGGAACGCCATGGTGTCAGCCTAGCCCAGCCGGTTCTCGTCAAGTACCCCTAGCACCGCCGAGTCCAACGTGAACGACTGATAGTCGACCGCTGGCAGCAAGTCAAGGATGATTGTGGTGTCTGATGGTGTTGCGCGAACGGTGCGGCGTTGTATGACGGTGCTGGTTGTGATTTGTGTGCCGCCGGTCGGTGTGAACGTAATCGTGGCAGTTGAGAACGGTGTTTCTGTCAAACTGAGCAGATAGGTGAGCGCCAGATAGGCGTTGTTGCCACAAGCTGCCTCGATTGCGCTGATTGTTGTGGTGATTCTGACCGGTGTGTATCTAACGGTCGACTGGCGGCTTGTCCAAAAACTGGCGACGTCTGCAGCGTCGGCGTTTGATACGTTGGCCGTTTTGCCGTAAACACGGCTGCGGCTGCCGTATTTTTCTGCTGCTGTTGTGTTTGTGCTGGTTTGTGTTGACAGGCCGCTGATACCGGACGTTACAGCTGTCGTGGTTGTCAAGTTGTCAGTTGTGAAGTCAACAGTCAGCGATGTGGCTGGCAGCACCGTGGTGGCTGGTGTGACAGCTGATGGTGTTTCGCTGAACTCAACATTTCCAGCAAACGATGTTTTGTTGAGTGTCGAGTCGATCAAAAAATAGTTAAAGTTGTTGATTTTTGGTGACGCTTGGAAACCTATGCCGCCGGGATAGTTCACGAACGGGCCGGCTGGTAGTTGGGTTTGTGTGATGATGTCAAACGCCTCGACGTTTGTTTGTGCGACCCGTCCCACGTCTGATGTTGCTACGCCGAGCGTGAATGCCACCGGGTTGTTGGTCGCGGTTGCGTCGCCGAAGCTTTGCAATGTGACGCCGGCGCCCCATCCGCTGTTGCCTTTCAGCACGTTGTTGATTGCTGTGCCGATCGCTACGGGTGATGATGATTCGGTGACGTCAGCTTTGGCGCCTGTGACTGTTTGCGCCCAGTCGACAGCGACGATTGTGAGGGTGCTGTTGACACCGTTGTCTGCAATGTTGACCTCACGAATGACGCCGCTAAATACTTCGACGGTGCGTAGCGGTGTTTGTGCTTCGATCAAAACTGCTTGTGTGTACCAGTCAACTGTTTTGTATGCGCCGTTGCCGCCGCCTTCTTCTGGTGTGTAGTTGCCGGCGTTGTTGTCGATAGTAAGGGTGGCGGTCATTTTGCCAAGTTGGCCGATACCGACTTCAATGCTGGTGATGAACCCCAGCACGTCTGACGTGATGTCGGTGTATCCGTTGCGGTCGCCGAACTCGACAATGTAGTTATCAAACGCTGGCATTAGAAGCGCCTGGTGTCGTCGATGGCTACGGGGATTGCACCGTTTTTGCGTGCGTATTTTTGCATGGCGTTCACTACGTCGTCTTCGTTTGTGCCGGCTGGCATGTTGATAACGACGTTCATGGGTGAACCCAGCGGTGTCTGGCCGAACGTGGTGCTGGCACCAGCGCCAATATCTACGCTTTGAACTGGCTGCGCCCTGATGCCAGTAGTCGGCATCACCATGCCGGCTGCGGCTGCGATTTCGGCTGCGGTCAGCGTGGTCAGCGCGGTGTTCGCGATGGCGTTCAACACCTGCAGCTGTGCCAGCACCGCGTCGTATTCGCCTTGATCCAGTAGCGCGATCAGTTCTAGCTGTTTGGTGGCTGGGATGTTGTCGAGCTGGTCGATGACTTTGCCGAGTTCGCGGTACACGTCACGGCTGGCTTCTTCGGCTTCGCGGCTACCCTCGCCGTATTCTTTGACGGCTTCGGCCGCGTCAAGGATGGCGTCGCTGAAGTTGTCGACGGCTTCGTCGTTGTCAAAGATGCCAAACAGGTAGTTGAACTCGTCAATCAGGTCGGTGTTCATGTCGCTGATGAACTGCTGCGCTTCGTGGTGGCGTGCCATCGCGTCGTTCGTGCGGCCGATCGCGGCGGTCACGTCATCAAGCGTCGGGTGCAGCTCGTCCATCAGCCGTTCGGCTTCTTCGTAGTCCAAGTTGGCGAGCTGCTGCTGGTAGGCAGCCTCTGCAATGGCTTCGGCCACCTCCAGTTCGGCGTCGGCGTAGCCCTCAATGGCTGGCGTGACCTGTTCCTCAACGATCTTGGCCTGTTCTTCAAACACGTTGGTGAGCTTGTCGATCGACACGAACGGGATTTTGTTTGCCACGTCGATCAGCGTGTTGATGAAATCAACAAACTTGCCGGCCAGCCATGACACAGCGTCGCTTACTAGGTCGAATGCGAACTTGACGCCTTCGACGATCTTTGTCACCACGCCAAAACGCTTTTCAAGAAGAATGAGGCCGGCGATCAGGCCGGCGATGGCTAGCACGATCAGCACGATGGGGTTGGCGGCCAGCACCGCGTTGAACAAGGCTGTGGCGGCTGTGGCGATGCCTTGAGCGACTGCGTACAGCTTCAGCGCCGTGTTGTACGCGATGACGATGCCGGCGACGGTGGCAATGGCTGCACCGATAGCAATGAACAGGTCGGTGTTCTCCGCGACGAACGTGGCCACGTCCTCAAGGATGGGCAGCAGTTTTTCCAGAATGGGCAGCAACGCAAGGCCGATGGATTCCTGGGCGTTCTGAATCTGAATCTGCATCAGCTCGAAACGGCCAGCGACAGTTTCGGTGTTGCGTGCTGCTGCGCCACCGAATGTTTCGGCAAGCTGGCCCATGACTTCGTCGGCGTCTGCGCCTGACGCGATCATGTCCGTGAGTGAGCGGTCTAGTTCTTTGAGTGGGCCGACCTCGCCTTGGATCGCTTCCTGCAGCGCCTCGGTGACTGATTCAAGGTCACGCCCGGTGCCAGCAGCCACGTCCAGCGCCAACGTCATCAGTTCTTGTGCTTCGGTGACGCTCCCGGTGGCGCGCACCAGATTGGCGAACGCCGGCCGTAGTTCGGTGTCAGACACCGCGGCAGCCATTTCGGTCTTAGCGATGTAATCCTCAACAGCTGCGACCTGTTCGGCTGTGGCGCCTGTCGTCACCTCAAGCTGGCGTGCCAGTTCGTCCTGCTGTTTTTGATCCTCAATCGCTGCCTTGGTGGCGACGGTCGCTGCAGCTGCGAGACCGGCAATGGCCGCGGTGGCTGGCACCAGCGCCTTCTGCATGGCGAAACTGACCTTTTGGCCAGTTGTTTCCAGTTTCTTGAAGTCCTCCATGGCGCGCTTGATGCCTTTGGAATCCCAGTCCGAAACAATGGGGATGTTGACGCCTGCTTTGGCCATCAGTAGAGCTTCCTGTTCGTCGTTTTGATGACATTATCAACAGCGGTTTGGACGGCTTCCCGTACCTCGTCACGATGCCGAGCGATGGCCGGCCACAGCGTGCGTCGTGCTTTGGCTTGCCATTTGGCGCCGTCGCGTTCGCCTTTGCGGAGCTGCTCGATGAACACGCGCCCAGCGTTGTCGTACACCGGCGACTGGTTTCGGCCTTTGGTGCCGTCACGGAAGCCAGCCAGTTCAAAGATGGCGCCGGCCGGGTCGGTCTGACGGATCGTCAACAGGTCGATGGTGTTTTTGTCGCGTTGTGCGCTGCCCCGGTACGCGACTTTGATGCCGCGTCGCACCTTTGCCGGGACGAAGCCGCCTTTCCAGTTGTACCAGTTCGTCAACGGTTTGACGGTTGGTACCAGCGCGCGTGCTTCCTGCACGATGGCGTCGCCGGCCGACTTGATTTCTTTGATGGCTTGCTTGCGTAGCTCGGGTTCGATCTGGCCGAGGACGCGGATAGAGGCAGCTGCGCCGTCCACTTCGATTGTGGTGCTAATGCCGCCTGCTGCCACTTTTGGCCTTCCTGTTTCGTTCGTTGATTACGTCAACCACAGTAGTCAGGTCGAGTACGTCAAAGTCGATGTTCGGCGGCCACCAGCCAAGGTGTACGAGGATCTCGGCTAGCTGGCGTCGCCGGGTTCCTCGCGCGTAGGGCGGTCGTCACTTCCCACAACCTCAAGCGTCACGATCCGACGTAGGTAGTCGTCAAACACGGCCGGCACGGTGATCTTCTGCGCCTTGCATGCCTCGTACGCAAGGTATGCGAGATCTTCCATGCCGAGACCTTCGGCCATTTTGCTGGCCTTCGTTTTGTATTTGCGTTCCCACGCGACGATGGCCCACAGGTTCGTGGTGACATCTTGCGGGCCATCGCCGGTATCGACGCGTAGCGTAAGTTGCACGGTTGCCTCCTAGTTGTGCAGTTAGTTTGGTCAGGCCACCGCGCGGGTGTACGACCCACCGGTGAGAGTGATGTCCACGGTGGACAGTTCGCCGACGCCACCGTTGAACGGTGTGAACTCAGCCAGGTACATGCCGGTGATGGTGTACACCGGGTTGTCAGCGGCTGGTGTGACGCTGTTCTTGCCGACGACCACGTCGACGCTGGTGCCGACGATCCCCTCGAGGATGCCTTCGACTTCGCTGGCTCCGTAGCTGAGGAACAGCGTGGCGGTCACTTCGCAGACTTCGAGGCCGGCGGTGTAGGTGCGTGCGGTGTCATCAAGCGCCGTGTTTTCCAGCGCCTCTTTGGTGATGGTCAGCGTGCAGTCCTGCAGCTGATCCGACAGGTCGTTTGCGTCGACCGACAGGTAGGTGGCGGTCAGGTTGGTGGTGGTCATGGTCAGGTGCTCCTGTGGGTTCCAAGTCTGATGGTCAGATCATAGGCCGGTAACTGTTGTTCGCCGATGAGGGCGACGGTTGGCCGGCCGTCGACTGCGGCGCCGCCGAACGCGTTTTGGATCGCGTCGACGATGGTGATGATGTAATCGCTGGCGT